TGATTGGCTTCCAATAAGCGTCAAAAACCTTGTCAGCCCTGTATTGGTCAGCAAAGGCCACAGCCTCGTCTGACACGCCTCTAGGAGCCTCGTAGGCCTCAATCAGGGCATCCACGATGGACGGTACTTGAGGGGTGCAGAACCACGACTTCTGATGCGCATCCCAAAACGGTTGAATCGCTACAGCTGACCCGACACCAACCAGTTCAGGTTGAGCGGTGTAGTCCGAAACGATGACCCGTGTACCGCAAGCCTGAGCCTCGATAACAGGGATACCGAAACCCTCACCCATTGAGCAAGCCAACAGCACATCCGAAGCGGTGTACAGCGCAGCCAAAGCCTGTTGAGGGAAACCAGTCCGATACGCATACGGGTCAACAATCTTGTACTGCTCAGGCTTCACACCACACGCCTCCAGCAGATGCACAAGGTTGATACCACCCATCGCACCATCACGCTCAGTATGCAAATACAACAAAGCATCAGGACGGTTTTGAGCGAAGATAGCGAACGCCAGAATGTTTTCACCAAAAGATTTGCGTGAAGGGTTCTGACCTTTGTTCGCAGCGTTCATCATCACAACAAACCTGTCCTCATCAACTTCCATGAGTTGTCTGCCGGTGAACTCACCACGACCATTACTCAACTTCTGTGTAGGAACAAAAACATCCTCAAACGCATGAGGTGCATACATCGCATCCACACCCGCATTCTGCAACATCTCCAAACCAAACTTAGACATCGCAATCGGTTTCACATTCGGACGCTTACACCAATCAATCACAGCAGGCGGGCAAGGCGCATGATCGATAGGAACCCACGAAGCGATATTCGGAACCTGATCCAATGATGGTGACTTCAACACCCACACATCAAACAACGTCATCAACATCGCAGGAATATCACGATTCCCATTAGCCCAATCCATCCAATGCGCAACCAGCACATCATCGGAATATGGTGACATTCCTCTTGGGTAAAGCTTTATCCCATTCCAAATAGAAGCCATGCCTTCAATGCCATACATCGCATGGATTGCTACTTCGTGGTTTTTGGTGAGCCTTTGGACGACTTGCGCTGTTTGGGTGCCGTACCCTGTTGGGGCGAACGGGGCGTTTGAGTACCAGAGGATTCGTAACGATTCGGAAGTGGAAGGTCTGCTTGCTCTGGCAAGTGCGCTATTCCCCTTCGGAGCAATATCTCCGCTTCTAGGTCTGGTAACTCGACCGGAGTGTTCTTGACGATTACGAGCATTCTTTCCCACCGTTCTCTCCTTCGCAGGTCGCAGGGTATAAAACAGAATGAGGGTAGGTCGCCCTGCGTGTTCGACCTACCCTCAAACTTACACCGATATTGCTATCGGTTGCACTACCTCAACTTATGGTTGGAGGAGGTGCTTGATGTGTGATGTCTGTGGCAAATCGCCATCGACACGGAATGTCGCACGGAACGTGACGAGACCAGCATTGAATGCGTAGTCATCGCTGCGATCCAAACGAAGGCCACCAACGGTTCGTACATAGTACGAAGGCAGGTGTCCGACGATTACCGACTTGGTGGTTGTTGCTACGTCAACCATTGATGGGTTTTCGTAGATTGGCTTACCAAGCAGCATGTCTGGGCTGTCCATTGAAAGGGCTGGCTGGAACACATAGTTTCCTGCGGTGTCCTTCAACTTGCGTACTGCACCGATTGACTTGCCGTTCATCATCCAGCCAACGCCTGGAAGGTTGCGAGCTGCACCGTCCAAGGAGTAGAGGAGGTCGATGAGGTTGTCTGCGGTGAAAGCAGTTGCGGTACCTGCGGTGCCACCAACAGCCGATGCGGTCACGATGCCGTTAGGTGCATCAGTTCCCGAACCAACAGTCAATGCTGATCCAACAGCGTAACCGAGTGCGTTTCCAACCTGGTCACCCAAGAATGACAGCATGTCAACGCCAGCGTCTTCGAGCAGTTCTTGTGAGACCTGTACGAGGAACGAATATTTGAAGGCTGAAAGCGTAATGAAACTGTTAAATACAGGATCACTTTCGCCAATTGCTGAACCTTCGCCAGTTACCGTGCCAACCGAGTAGGTGGACAACGATGGGATTTGGAGGTTCTCGCCACCTGCGGTGTTCAGAACCGTTGAGGTCTGAAGTACCGGAGCGATCAAGCGAGCCTTCATGATTACCTGGTCGTAGAACGACGTAGGTACTGGTGCGCCTGTGCTGGACTTGATGATGTCACGACGCTCGAATGAGTGGCTGCGCTTCTCACCTGTGAACAACGAACGCAAGTTGCTTGCGTCGTCGCTTACTTGTACGCCTGCAACAGGACGAACCTGATCGGCGATTTCACGGGTGGCTGCATCCATGCGAAGTTCACGGGCTTCGTCTTCACGAAGTTTTGCGATGGTCTGCGCACGTTCGTCCAATTCCTTCGAGATGCGCTCGTAGGTTTGGGTTTCTTCTGCTGAGAGGTCACGCTTCTCTGCGGTGGCCTTGTCCAAGATTGCCTTGGCTTCGTTCCATGCACGATTGCGAATCTCAACCTGACGGTCAATGTATTCTTTCATGATGTTTTCCTTCTCCCCGTAGGGATGATGTTGATGTTTGGATACGCAGGAGATTTAACTTAAACCTGGTACGGCTCCGTACACAGCAACATCGAAGGTGGCTCCACTCATTCGACGCAGTAACGAAAAGGTTACTAGAAGTTCTTCAGCAATTCAAGATGCTTCGCCAACACACCGACGCTCGCAGGAGCGGACTCAGGTTGTGGCTCAAGTTTCGCAACAGTTTCACGCAACAACGCAGCATGACTTGGTTCAAGAGTCTGACCTGCTTCCAACGTGGTTATTGCAACAGCAAGCTGATCGGCATCAATACCGGTGCGAGTAGCAAGCGCATCAAACGAACGAACCGAAGCAGAAGTTGCTGAATACGCTGGGAACCCTGTCACCACCGAAACCTCATAAAGTTTGATTTGACGCAACTCACGGGTCATACCATCATCAGACCAACGGTCACCACCTTGAGGAACCGTAAACCCAAACGACATCGAGTCAACATCTTTGCGTTGCATCAACACCGACAGGTCACGACCAACAGTTGTGTCAGGCAAATCGGCCTCAACAAACAAACCTTTAGAATCCTCAACCAAACGCATCGTCTTAGCCCTAGTGGTAGCCAACAACATTGACGAGTCATGGTTCATGTACATACGAATATTGTTTCGTGACTTCAACGACTTAGCGAACGCTCCAGGCATAATGCGTTCAATGAACGGTAGTGGCTCAGAGTCAGAGTTGAATACTGCTGCATAACCACTAAACGTCATGCCGTTGCCTGCTTGACCTGCACGAAGTTCAAAGTCATTGAATGTGATGCGACGTGTCTCAACCTGTTCAGCCATACCTGAAAGATTAGCAACAAAACCATCAAGCGATCTAGAAGACTTCGGATGATCCTTCGGAAGAAGATCGTTGTCGCCAACATAAGCATCGTTCTCAGGTCTGCCGTTGCGCAACAAATACAGGAACGCATTGACTCTTGCGTAAGCCCATTGGTCACGAGTCATGCCTGGACGATGCGAAGTTGAGTACGCTCCAGCACCACGACGGAACACAGCCCGCAACATCCCAATCGTCGCACGTTGACCAGGGTTGTCACCAACACTTTCGTTATGTTCCTCAACCTTGTTTTGCAAACCATTCTCGATAGCCTCAGACAACTCAATCGTCCCAGCACCAGCAGGAGAATCAGCCGAACCAGGAGCGTTCTTATCTGAACCGGTGATCTGATCCTTCTTCGGTGCTGGAGCATCAGCCCGCTCAGCTTTAATCTGCTCAGACTTACGAGCAAACCAATCCATCGCAGGTTCAGGATTCAACGGATTAATACCCCACAGATAGAACGCAACAGCACCGGCACCAGGGAACTCTTTGTCATCAGGGTTCGAGTTCTTCGGTGCATCCAAATCAACCATGTGACGTGCAGCCCAAGCATTCGCTCGAATTACCTTGTCCTCAGTAATTTGACCTCTTGCCATCTCACGTGCTTCACGAACCGTCGAAGCAACGATGCCAGCACCAGCCAACTTCTGACCGTAATAGGTCAAACCTTTACGAGCTGCGGATTGAATATATTCAGGCAAACTCAAATCCACCTGACGAACAGAGTTCTCCATCTCATCTTCATCCTCGATGTCCTCCTCGTCAACCTCTTCTTCCTCATGCTCAGCCTCAGGTTTCCAAGCGTTGCAATAGTAAGCACCATCAACAAAGTCATCCCACTTATCGCACCACGCTTTAGTTCCTTCAGCGTTCTGGCGTGACTCGTCATAGAACACACAGTTCCCGCAAGCACGACCATCAGGAACATCCTCAGCCAACGCTGGACGATAGTTCTCTGGCAACGCCCGCTCACCACCTGGTTCCATCTCCTCAGCAATAGACACAGCAACCATCTGGTCAATCGCATCCTGCTTCGTTGTATGACAGCCGATCACTTCGCCGTCTTCCTTTTCCACAGCCCAACCAGCGCAATCAGCGTTCTTATCAGAAATAAAGTAAGGCATCAGATCGGCTCCGTTAACCACGACATTATGTGGCCTGCTTTTGTTGAAACAGCGTAAAGCAAATCTGTTGGCGAAATAGTCAACTGAATCATCTCACCCTTATCCATCATCAGCCCTGTAGTGGTTGTAACAGCAGAACCACCGATATACACAGCATCCGTGTTGTCGTTATTGTGAATGATAAGACGGTATGGGTTTCCTGCATAATGGTTTAGCAATACGCCGTCAATGACAGTCGCAGCTGTTCCGATTGATGTTTGCCCGCTATAGAACGCCATGTCACCTCAAACCAAGAGAAGCAATTCTGCTTCGTCTTCTAGTATTGACCATGTTACTTCAGCAACAGCACTAGACGACAAGGAACCAACTGATGATCCTACGCCGAACACTTGGAGAGGAACCCGCAAAGGTTCAACCACAACCTCCTCAACCTTTGGTTGCTGAACAACTTGAGGACGACGATACCAAGGATTCCCACCTGGATACTGAGGAGCAGGTGGAGTTGGTGCCGGATCAACCGTTGCTTGCGCCGAAGAAATCAACTCGCCAAGCAAAGCCGAAGCAGTAACCAAATTACCTACACTCGCAACCGCAGTCGATGACAGACCACCCAAAGTCGCTGAAGCCGAAACAAGATTTGACACCGACACAACAGCAGAACCAACACCCGCACCCAAAGCAGCGTCAGCTGTAACCGTATGCGCAACCGTTGCATCAGCAGACGCAACAACACCACCCAACACCGCCTGAGCCGAAACCAGATTCGACACCGACACCGAAGCCGAAGCATCAACCCCACCCAACACCGCCTCAGCCGAAACTACATGCGACACCAACGATGTCGCCCCAGCCGTCAACCCGCCAAGCTGAGCATCACCTGAAACCGTGTGAGAAACCAACGCAACCGCAACACCAGCCAGACCACCAAGCGAAGCGTCAGCAGAAACCACATGAGACACCAACGATGTCGCCCCAGCCGTCAACCCGCCAAGCGAAGCCGAAGCGGTAACAGTTGTCGTGAACGTGAAGCCGTCTAACTTCGCAATCGAATCAAGCGTTGACGTGTCAAGTTTGAATGCGGGACTGAACCCACCTGCTAAACCGAAGTCAGCATTGTTGAGTTGTGTCTGGTCAAGAATGAACCGTTCAACGGCCATCTAGAAACCTAACTTGCGACAGTCAAAGAAACAGTCAACCCACCAGACGAAATCGTGTAGGTGTCACCAGCTGTGTAAGCGTTGCCGGTGATTGTGCCAGAGAACAAGAAGTTCCCTGTGGTCAAACTATCCCAAGCCGTGAAATGTGTTGCATCCTGTGAGCCTGCGATATTTGTCCACGTCACATCAGCGTCAGAAGCAAGCGCACCATTCGATGCAGCAGCAAAACTCACAGCCTTACGAGTTGTCTCAGTCGCAGCGTTACTTGTGCCAGCAGAACCAGGATCGCCAACGTGCAACTTGATATAAGGCGTTGTTACTGAGAACGATGTTGCGTTACCTAACGCATTCATCCAAGCATTCGCCAAATAAGTTGATATTCCTACAGCCATTAGTCTTCAACCCTTTCAATGATATTTAATATGCGACCATGCTCATCCCGTTCAACGGTACGAATCGTGGGTTTAGATTCTGGAACATTCACACGCACCACAGTCTCAGGAACATTGATAATCGGTGCAGGAATGTTGATCGCTGGAGGCGTGTAATTCATCACCGTCTGAGGAAGATTGATGTCCATGTTCTGCGACTTCACCTCATAAGCTGCAGGAGGATCAGCAGGATTCACAGTAGAAATCGGTTGCAACTGTGTTGAAGGCAAACCAGTATGAGCAATCGCAGGCAACCCAACCGTAGACAACACCTCAGCCGGATCAAACCCAGCAAGAATCAACCGTTGCGCAATCTCAGCCTTCGACTGCATCTCAGCCAAGTTTGCAGCATTGATGTCCACGTTCGCTAGTGGCACACGGTACGAGTCACCACCGTCAACTGGTGCCATGTCCTCAAGACGATGAATGTCATTGATTGACAAGAAGCCTGATTGCAAACCTGTTGAGAATGATGCGTAGCGTGACGCTTGGTCACCACGCAACAATCCGTCCACATTGAACTTCATGAACGCACGACCTTCGAGCAAACGTGAATATCCTTCTTCAATCTTTTCAATGTAAGGCCTGAGCGTGTGGGTCACATACTGGATGCCGTTCTGTTCCACCGACGCATACGACATCGCACCAGGCGTAGTCACACCAAGCATTGATGGAGGCACACGGAAGATACGAGCAATCTCTTCCACAGCGAAACGACGAGACTCCAAGAACTGTGCAGAATCATTGTCAACGGTTGTCTTCGTGAACTTCGCTCCACCGAACAACACACCTGGACGATGCGAACGACGCAAACCCTTATGGCCTTCTTCAAACCCTGAGACCAAATCTTTAGCCTGCTCACGGGTCAGGTTGCCAGGGAACTCGATGATGCCGGAAGCCGATGAGCCTTGACCGAAGAATCGTGCAGCGAACTCCTCCAACGCTTTCGCCAAACCAAGGTTCTCCTTCATGAAGTCAATGCGTGAAATCCCTCGCATCTCACCAGGCAAACGAAGTTCGGTGATATGAATCATATCCTCAGCCTGAATCACATCACGGTTCTCAAAAACATAAATCGGACGACGAGTCACACGATCACGACTGCACTCAACCCTCTGAGGGTTCAACACAACCAGAGCTGCGACACCTTGATCGTCACGCACGATACGAGTGAACGAGTTACCGTTCAACATCAA